CGGCGGGGCTAGATTGGGACTACGTACCGGCTGACCGCGTTGTATTTTGGAAGCGAAACGTACGCCAAAGGGCGAAGCGGGGCTTCTCAGATTTTTTCAAGCCGCATTTGTACCTTCTCAGGGCTGACCGCGTTTTGACCAATACCGCAGAGGGGGCAGCAACTCAGGCGGCAATCGCCTACATCGTCGAGCACAGCGAAGGGACGCAGCGTCAAGCGGATAACATCGTCAAGAAATTCGCACCGCTAACCGGCAAGGTTGACCCTATGACTGGGCTACCGCAACGCAGGCGGAGAATGATGCCGGGCACGCGGCTTGATGTTCCGGCTGGTCAGTCCTACAAGGCGGGCTTACTCGGCGCGAATAACTCAGATATCTACGTCGATGTTCTCGAGGCGGCGTTGAGGCTTGCGGGATCGGTTCACGCATTCCCCGAAGGGATGCTGACCGGAAGCTACGAGAACAATAACCTTGCCTCAGCACTGGTCGCAGAGGGGCCGTTTATGCAGGGTCGGCAGGCGGAGCAAGTGCAACGCAAGGAACGCTTCCGCGAGGTCATTGTGAAGCTTATTAAGCTTGGTGCGAACCTTGGGCGTTTCCGCGCGTACGGGATCAACTCGTGGGATGACTTGCGAGATATCTTGACCGTTGAAACCATCGCGGCAAGAATCCTACAGCTTGACCCATTGAAGCATACCCAAGCCCTAGCCTTACAACGTGAGAGAGGCTGGGTATCAGACAAGACCGCAATCAACGAATTGGGCCGGGATATCGATACCGAAACGGCGAACGGTTTGCAGGTTGCAGGGGCAGAGCAACAAGCCGGAACAGCGACTCAACCGGGCTCGAAAAGTGGAAACGTTTCCAGCGCAGAGGGTCAGAAAACGGGGCCAGAAAGTGGAAACGTTTCCACCTCAGAAGCAGAGAATTCTGCAAAATGGCAGGGAATTTCGCGTTTGCAGTGGAATCGCAATCGCAAGGCGATGGCCGACGTCTTGCGTGACTACATGCAAGGGAACACTACCCGGCAAGTGGCCGAAGTTCTGCTTCGATCAATCGGCATGCCTGACCAGGATATCAAGGCAGTTTTGGACGATGCGTCGGATGGGAGCCTGGAAACGTTTCCAGCGGAACAGCTAACTGAGGCTGAGAAAAAGACCCTCAACAAGCCTTTCCGAACACCGAGTGGCCCGAAGAAATTCGGCGTGTATGTCAAGGACGATAAGGGCAACGTGGTGAAGGTCAGCTTCGGCGATCCGAAGATGCGAATCAAGCGTGATGACCCTGGAAGCAGACGCGTGTTCAGGGCTCGGCATAACTGCGACGATCCGGGGCCGAAGTGGAAGGCTCGGTACTGGTCATGCCGTTTCTGGTCGCGCCCAAGTGTCACCAAGTTGCTCAAGGAATCATTGCAGGGGCTCGATACTTGGGACGGCGTGACCTTCGTTCGTGAGTCCTGGTTGCTCAAGCAGAACCCAGCATTGGCTGAACTGAACCGCAAGCAGGAATCATTTTCAGGGCGTCAACAACAGATGCTCGACCGTTGGAAGGATTACCCATAATGCCTGACGTTAAGGGCCGCAAACGCTATGAGGAACGCATTAGGGCAGCGATGGAGGAAGTATTCGCCGAAGCTTTGGCGGTTGCTTCTCAGGGGATCGACGCGATCAATGCAGCAATAAAAGTAGCATTGCAAAAATACGTCGGGCCGATTGTCGAAGAGGTTCACCGACGGGTAATCATCGCCCTTTTGATCCTATTCGGAAGTGATGACATTGGACGCGGAGTACTCGGTGACGCGCCGAAGAAACAGGGGCCTATATACGACGACCTCGTAACCCAAGCGAAGAAACGCGCTCAAGATCAGATCGATGAACTAGGCGATCAGATGAGCGATACGAATCGATCATGGCTCGATGAATGGGACGAGGAAGAACCCTTCGAAGAATGGGCCAAGGATCGATTGTTTCCAGAGTCCAGGGCTGAGAACATCGGCGTGACGGAGACTACCAACGCGGTGACGATTGGTGAGGGTACAGTCGTGGAGACGATGCGTGAGCTAGGGGTCGGCGTAACGGCTCGATGGATCACGAAGCGTGACGAGAGAGTTTGCCCGGTATGCGGGCCATTGCATAACACAGGCCCGGCGAACTGGGCCGACGACTTCGCCAAAGGGCCCCCAGCTCATCCGCGTTGTCGGTGCTATCTGTTGTACGTGTTGAGTGAGCAAGCGGAAGGTAGTATTTAGACCATGAGCAAGTTCATACGAGAATCCCAACGAGGTTTTGAGCGGATCGACCAAGAGGCCGGAATCATTTACGGCGTCAAGGTACTCGGTCAGCAATCGCGTAACGGTCGCGTTTACGAGGCGGCTGCAATCGAGAAGGCCTTACCGCTTTACGAGGGAGTCACCGTCAATCTGAATCACCAGAAGCTCGACCCGTCAAACCGGGTACAGCAAGACAGGCCGATTCAGGATCGATGGGGAGTACTTCGCAACGCTCGAATGATCGAGGGGGCTTTGTATGCTGACTTGCACTACCTCAAGAACCATCCGATGACGCCTCAACTCATCGAAGCAGCGGAACGATTCCCCGATACATTCGGCTTGTCACACGATGCAGCAGGTGACGAGCAGATGATTGACGGGCAGCGTCGGGTGGTCGAATTGATGGACGTACGGTCGGTCGATGTTGTGGCCGATCCAGCCACGAATAACGGTTTGTTTGAAAGTCACAACAGGAACCAAGCGATGAAAAAGAAGTTCAAGGCAATTCTCGAATCTTGCGGCGAAGGCGAAGTCAAGCGAGCAATGGAGGGCGCGATGGGTGCCTATCCAGATATGCAAGAAATGGACGTTGAGTACTCCGGTGGAGAAGACGATTCCATCGGGGCCGCGTTCAAGATGGCAATGGTTAAAGTCCTCGATGACTCGACCTTGGATACCGCAGGCAAGCTTGCGAAGATCAAGGCGATCATGGCCGCGAAGGATAAAGCGGATGAGGCCATGGGCAAGGCTGGAGGATCGAGCGAAACCGACGCTTCCGGCGCGATGGAAGAATCAGAAAAACGCAATGCTGCGAATCTTCGTGAATCCGAATTGATGAAGGAAGTTGCCAAGCTTAAGAGTGACTTGGATCGAAGCGCATGCAAGACCCTGTTGGTTGAGTCCTCGATTGAGGTCAACGAAGTACGCATTAAGGCTCTGATGGCCTTGCAAGAATCAGACCGGGCCGAGCTCGTGAAGACCTGGAAAAGTGGAAACGTTTCCAGCGGCAAGCGTCCAGAGCGTACCGGATCGGTAATGACAGAATCGGCTGCGGGGGCGTATCCAAGCAGCTCAGACGAGTTCAAGCGGCTTTTGGGCTAGTAGCTCTTTCGCCTGTATTTTTGTTGGTTTTTCGGTTACTCCACCTAATAAGAGGATGAGCAGATGAAGGGATTACTACTACCTGACGCGGCATTGAAGTTGCCAAAGACTTCGGGCTTCGCTGATGACTTCGACGGATTGAATTCCGCCCGTTGGACTTCGACCCTTACCGATACCGGTACGGCTGCGGTAGGCGATGCCGTCGGCGGCGTTGTGACCTTGAGCCCGTCTGACGGAACGGTTGCAGACAACGACGAGGCTTACATCTCCACCAAAGAGATTTACAAGATTGCTGCGGGCAAGCCTATCGAGTTTGCTTCGCTGATTCAGTTCACGCAAGCCGCTACCAATGCCGCGAACGTCTACGTCGGCTTGATGGATGCGGTTGCAGCGAATGCGATCCAAGACAACGGCGCGGGGCCTAAGGCAAGCTTCAGCGGTGCCGGGTTCTTTGCCAAGGATGGATCGACGAGCATGTTCGTCATCTACTCCGACGGATCGACTCAAACCATCGCTGAACTGACCGCGACGAACAGCCTCAACAAGCAAGCAAACCTTGCGGCATCGGCTGCATTCCAGTTGCTCGAAGTTGAGATCATTCCAAAGACTTCGGCCCTTTGCGATGTTATTTTCAAAATCAACGGTTCGACCGTCTACAAGATGCTCGACCGAACCTACGCGAACGCTACCGAAACCTCGGTAATGATCGGCGTGAAGAACGGATCAGCAAACCAGCAAACCCTGCTTGCTGATGCCGTTTCGTGTTACCAAGCTCGGTAGTTGGATGGAGCCCTAGCGCGGTTGCTTGGGGCGGCGGATAGTTTCACTTTGTAAATGGGATAGAGAACGATGCGATTAGACGCAAAGACCCGTCGTCACCAGGAACTGCGACGGTTGTACGAGGCGGCAGCACGCGATCGGCAGTTCGATCGATTCATGACTGACTTCCAAGAGTCGCTCAAGGGTGACGCGAATGACCTAGCTTCACGCTGGTCAGTTCGTCAACTCTTTGAGCAATTCGTACCCGATGGACGCGAAGCTGCAAACCTGCTTCGTCCTTTGTCCGGCGGTGGATATCAGATTCAAGAATCGGCTGAGTTGGTCGATACGTCGATGTTTGCCAACATCATCGGGCAGATCATGTACACCCAAACCCTCAACGGCTTCAATCAGCCTGGGTTGGTCGGTGAACAACTGGTCGAAGTGATCCAGACTCAGTTCAGCGGCGAGCGAATCCCCGGCGTTGGTCGCTTGGGCGATGACCTCGACGTGGTGAACGAAGGTCAGGAATACCCGAACGCAGTGCTCGGTGAAGAGTACGTTGACACCCCGGAAACGATCAAGCGTGGTTTGATTCTCAACGTGACTCGTGAGGCGATTTACTTCGACCGAACGGGAGTGCTGTTGAGCGAATGTAACCGCGTTGGTGAGCGCGTCGGCGTTAACCGCGAAAAGCGAATCCTTGACGTCGTAACCGGTATCTCGACCGTGTACCGACGCAACGGACAAGCGGCCACAGCAACCTACGCTTCAGACAACCAGTTGAGCAACACGCTTGCCGACTGGACTTCGATCGATGTTGCGGCTCAGAAATTTAACGGCATGGTTGACCCTGTGACCGGCGAACCGATTTCCGTTTCGATCGATACCATCTTGGTGCCGAAGGCGTTGGAAGTCCTAGCGAATCGAATCATCAACGCTTCGATGACTCGCCAGGGAAGCAACACCGGCAACAACCAAACGTACGTCAACGGC